GCAATGGGAGACCTGTGGATGATAGCTTTGAGAATGATGAGGAAGCTTTAGGGCAAGCTACCAAAAATGGCAAAGTAGTTTTTTTTGATGAAACTTTAAACATGTTCTTTTGCCAATATGTCTTTTATAAGAATCACTTTTTAGAAGAGTTAAAATTGAGCGTGCGGATCGCAAAGAAGAACGTGCAAATAAGTTGCAATAATTATTATAAACAACAATTAGATCTAGCTGAAAACAACTTATCCAACTTTTTGCATAATGGAGTTTAGCCTTCACCCTCGCCAAACACAATGCTTCTTAAGTGAGGCAACAGAGATTCTTTATGGTGGAGCAGCAGGAGGGGGAAAGTCTCACACAATGCGGGTTATTGCTATCTTTTACGCAATGTCAATCAGCAACATTCAAATCTATTTATTCAGAAGATTATCAGAAGATTTAAAGAAGAACCATTTGGATGGTGCAAGTGGTTTCAATGTTTTGCTAGCTGAGTATGTAGCGGCTGGACTGGTAAAGATTAACTATTCAACAAGTCAGATAGTTTTCAGCAATGGAAGCAAGATTAATCTTTGCCATTGCCAATATGATAAAGATGCTCTGAAATATCAAGGCGTTGAGATTAATCTGCTTTTGATTGACGAGCTTACTCACTTCAGCGAATACATTTACAAATTCCTTCGTTCCCGTGTTCGTCTTGGTAGCTTACAAGTAGGCAAAGAGTTTGTGGGTAAATTACCAAAGATTATTGCAAGTTCCAATCCGGGCGGAGTTGGTCACCAATTCGTTAAAGAATACTTCATTGATAACAAAGAGCCTTTCAAGATTTATCAGTTAGAAGCAAAAGACGGTGGGATGAAAAGACAATTTATACCTGCGAAGTTAGCTGACAATCCTACAATGCTTGAGAACGACCCAATGTATGCAGATAAACTAAGCGGACTTGGTGGAGCTTTAGCAAAGGCGATGTTAGAAGGTGACTGGGATGCAATAGACGGAGCTTACTTTGATAAGTTTGACAAAGCTAAGCATGTGATTGAGCCTTTCGAGATTCCTGCACAATGGTATAGAATAAGAGCGTTTGACTATGGCTATGCTGCGCCTTTTTCTGTTGGTTGGTATGCGGTAAGTGAGGGCAAAGAGATTAATGGGCAATGGATTCCAAACGGCGCTTTGATTAAATACCGTGAATATTATGGGACAACTGGCAAGGCTAACGAAGGGCTAAGAATAGAAAACAATCAACTAGCTGCCGAGATTATCAGATTACAAGGTGAAGAGAAAATAAGAGATTCAGTTGCAGACCCTGCAATATTTGCACACAATGGCGGCGTAAGTATTGGCGAGCAATTACAAAGATGTGGCGTTGATTTCAGAAGAGCGGATAATGAGAGGGTTGCAGGTTGGCAGCAAATACGCTACAGACTTGTGGGTGATGACAGGCCAATGATTTACTTCTTTAAGAATTGCGTCCACACAATAAAACAATTGGCAATCTTGCAACATGATAAGTCCAAGCCAGAAGATTTAGACACCGACATGGAAGACCACGCAGCGGATGAGACGCGTTATGCTTGCATGAGTCGCCCGTTGACAATTAAACATGTTGATGCAATTGTGAGAGAAGAAGGTAAAATTTACGTCGATGAACAGACTAAAATTATGAAAAACTTAATCAAGCGCAGCAATGATACAAGACTCTAACCAAATCGAAGACCTCAAAACATTCAAAGAAGAAAACGGCGAGACTTGGCGTTGGAATTACTGGAGAGACCAGCTTAATAATTCAATTGAAGAGTCTAAAGACTATCTTGATGAGAGCGAGAGAATCATCAACATTTTCAAAGGTAATTCTTACAGAGCATCGAACCAAGCTGGCGACACACTACAAGTAAAGCCTGTTTACAATATCCTTTACTCTAACGTTGAAACACTGAAGCCCCTTGTATTCTCAAGACTACCTAACCCAAGAGTTCGCAAGAGAAACCTAGAGAAAAACAACATTAACAAACTTATCTCGATCATTCTTGAGCGCAACATTAAGCGAGTTCTAGAAGAAACTGATGCACAGAACGTAATTGAGCAATCAAGAGATGATTATTTAGTGACTAAGCGCGGTGTGCTTAAAGTGTTATTCGAGCAAGACATCGAAGTGAAAGAAAAGGTTGTAGAGGAAGTTGACGAGATGGGTAATCTTGTGCAAAGAGCTGAGGAATACGAAGAGTTAGGAGAAAAGAAAATCTTTCTTGAATATGTGAGCTACAAAGATATTGTGTTCTCTTGTGCTAGTAAATGGGAAGATGTGGACTGGGTAGCATTTAGGCACTACATGACCAAGGATGAATTGAAAAAAAGATTTGGCAGAAAGACCAACCTAATCAACCTAGACAATGAAGTTGCGCCAAACACTTTGAAAGATGACGGTAAAGATGGCATATTTAAGAAGGCTGAAGTGTGGGAGATTTGGGACAAAGAGACTAAGAAGGTTTACTTCTTTTGCGAAGGATATGACAGAGGAGTTTTAAAGACTGTTGATGATTCTTACAATCTGCAAAACTTCTTTAACATTCCACGCCCTCTTGGTGTTGATTCTGGATTTGACAAGGTAAACTGCCCAATTCAAGATTATAAATACTACGAAGAGCAAGCGAAAGAACTAGACAAGATTTCAAACAGAATCATTGCAATTTTGCCTTATATGTCAATGGGTGGTGTTTATTCTGACTCATTAACAACAGATGATGCTGAGACATTCTTGCAAGCAATTGAGCGTTATTATCCTGTTAAGATGCCGCCTGATGCAGACATTAACAAGATGATCCGTGAGCGCGATTTATCTAAACTTGCGGGCGTTCTTACCACTCTTTATGCTGAGAGACAACAAACAATCCAAGCTATCCAAGAAATCACAGGTATTTCTGACATTGTAAGAGGGCAAACACAAGCGCAAGAAACAGCAACAGCTCAAGAACTAAAAGGCAACTTTGCCGTGTCTCGTTTGCAACCAATGCAACAAGAGATTGAATTCTTTTGTCGCGATACTGTTCGCATCATTGCTGAGTTGTTAGCTGAGAACTATGACATCGTTGAACTAGTGCAAGCTGCTGGTTTGAAAATCTTTGACATGGATGAAATAGCTGAAAAGTTCACTAAAGAACTAGAGCAACAAGGCATTCCTCCTGAGCAATTTGGTCAAACATTACAAGCCAAACTTAAGCCTTACACTAACGAGATCAAAGCAGGTCAAGCAACTACAATCAACAACATGATTGCAGCGGCTAAGATTTTAAAGAATGATAAACTAAGAGGCTGGGCGATTGAGGTTGAGACTGATTCTACAATTAAAGTGGATCAGAACTCTGAGAAGCAAGCAGCTTTAGATTTCTCTAATGCCTTGGCTACAGTTGCAGGTCAATTCCTTCCTCTAGTTCAAGCTGGCGTTATTTCCAAAGAAGCTTTCAAGTCTCTATTATCTTATGTGATGAGACGCTTTGAAGGATCTGAAGAAGTGGAAGAATTGCTTGACGACACTGACGAGCAAGAAACCAACCCTGCCGAGCAAATGCAACAACAAGCAGCTCAAAAGGAAATGGAATTAGCAGAAAGGGAAATGGCGGTGAAGGAGTTTAGCGCACAATCTAAGGCTGCTTATGACAAACGCAAACTTGACATTGACGAAAGCAAAGTTATCATTGACGATATGTCATTCAGCGATGAAATGAGGTTAAGACAAGAGCAAATCAATAATAAAATTAATCAATCTAATGCTTAACCTACCAAAAGGTGCAAAGTGTAAAGTCATTGAGATTAATGACATTGAGCAGATTAATGCCCAATTCCTTAAAGATAAGGTCAATCTTTCTGACAGATACGCTTGCATCTTTTTCAACAACGAGGTAAAGCACTTCGCAATGATCCTTTCAAAGGAAGTGAGCAACAAAACAATCTTGGAAGAAGTGAAGCAATCTCTAGCAACTGATATTTTTATTCTAAAACAACTGTATGCTAAAACGTAGATACTTCTTCACTTATAAAAACATTTTAATTCCCTCGCTATTTGTTGTTAAGGGCTTTCAATGCTTTCGCTTTAAAACGAAAGAAGAACTAAAGCACGATTTAACATTCTTTTGCAAGAAACTTGTTGCCAAATTAAAAAGACAAACTATTACCCAGAATAGTTCTGGTTGGTATAATACAAAATCTCTTTCTGCATTTGATTATCAGATACAAGATAAAGGGGGAATAGTTGATTGTGATGGGAATATTCACACAACAGCGCAATCATACAAGAACTATCTGAAAGATAATGATCTAGTAATTAAAGATTGGTCTGACGGAAGCAATAAGCGACAAATGCAACTCAGCGACAGAGCTGAAATTGCAAAACAAATAAACAATTACATCTAATATCATGGCATCGGAATTAGACAACGCGTTAAACGAAATACTAGGGGAAACTGTAGAAGTAGCTGAAACCCCTGTTGAAACTTCTGCACAGGAAGAAGTAGAGAATAAGGAAGCGGGAGTTGATACTGCCGAACCTAAAAAAGAAACTGAAGAGACAGAAAATAAAGAGGGTGAAACTCCGTCTGATTCTGAATTGGAAGAAGAGTTAAAAAACATTGATCCTGAATTACGGGAAGCAATCTTAAGCGCACCAGCAGAACTTCGCGAAAGCCAAATTAAGGTTTTCAAGAAAATGAGAGCGGGCATTGATAGAAAGCACACGGAATTTGGGGAAGCTAAAAAATTAGCCGAGACCGCAAAGGAACTATTTAAACAATATGGTCTTGATGAGCGCAAAGGGTTTGACCAGATAAGAAGTTTGGTGGAGTTTGAGAAAAAACTTAAAGAAAACCCAAAAGCCACTATCAAGAACCTTCAAGAAATGTTTAAGGTTTCAGATGAAGTGTCTGGGTCAGAAGAAGAGATTGACCTCGACTCATTAACTGATAATGAGCGAATCCTTTATAACAAAATCAGAAAAGCTGAAGATGAAGCTAAGTTAGCTAAACAAGAAGCGGAGAGTTTTAAGAAATTAGGTGAAAGAGAGCAACAAGATTTAATCTTGAAAGAGATTAACTCGTTTAAAAGCGCTGTTAGCGATAACGGTGAACTAAAAAATCCATACTTCGATGATCTATTGCCAGAAATGGAAAGATTGTCAGCTATTTATCCGAACGATAACGTAGAGAAGCTTTATAACAAGGCTTTGAAACTTAACGATGAGATCTTTGAAAAGATTTCAGAAGATAAAAGAAAGAAGGAAACTGGACTTCTTACCAAAAGGCAAGAAGAGGCTCTTTTAAAAGCTAAATCTATTAACTCCCAAAGTCTAAAGCATAAATCGTCTAGCTCTAGCCAAGCTAAATCACTAGATGATGTGTTGTTAGGTATTCTTGACGCTGCTTAGTTAATTTTTGCTTCTTTGCAAATTTAATTAAACAATGACTACAAATCCTCAAACACAAGGTCAGTTAGTAGCTGCAACCTTGGAAAATATGTCGAACAAAGCTATCGACAACATTTCAAACAACAACGCTCTCTTCTTCAAAATGCGCCAAAATGGCTCGTTCAAATCAGAAAGTGGTGGTGATATTTTCCGCGAGAAACTATTGTGGCAAGAAAATACCAACACTCAATGGCAAAGTGGTTATGCGACTTTTAACACAGACGCACAAGACTACCTTACCTACGCTGATTTCAACCAAAAAGCAATCACCTCTTCAATTCCTTTCTACGACCTTGATATTTCTCAAAACCAAGGCAAAGAAAAATTGATTGATTTGATTAAAACTGGTGTTGATTCAACTTTGATTGGCTTGGCTAACACTGTTGCTGAAAGTCTTTACTCTGACGGTACTGATTCAGACCAAATCGAAGGTTTGCAACTTTTAATTTCTAAAACTCCTACCTCTGGTACTGTTGGTGGAATTAACCGTGCGACTTACTCTTTCTGGCAAAACCAAGTTTATGACTTCTCAAGCAAGTCAGCGATTCCATCTTCTACTACCATCCAAAATGCAATGAATAAATTGTATTTAGACTGTTTAGTACAAGGTGCAATGAACGCCCCTGATACCATCGTTGCAGATGCTATTTATTGGGATTACTTCAGAGCTTCTTTGACTGATATTCAACGCGTGACTTCTTCTAAAATGGCAGAAGCTGGCTTTGATGTTATCAGATTCAAAAACGCTGACGTAGTTTATGACCCTAACTGCCCTGCTTCTACTATGTACTTTTTGAACTCTAAGCATTTGAAATTGAAATACTTAGCTATCAAAAACAGTGATGGTAAATCTGGTTCAATGAAAGGTGATCAAGCTACTCTAGCTCAAATGTTTACAGCTCTTCCTGCGACTCGTCCAGTAAATCAAGCTGTTAACATCCACCCAGTAATGGGCTTGATGAACCTAACAATTGATAACTGCCGTACTTCTGGCGTTATTTGCGCTTAATTTTAAATTTATTGGAGAATACAAATGACTATCTTTTTTAGAGATCAAATCACTTATAGAGGGCCAGTGGATCAAGTTGATACTACTGCTCTTTATAATCTAGGAACTGTTGCCCACGGCCTAGATGATACTTACGGCCCAGTAGAGTTAATCTATTTGGTAGCTGGTTCTGGTGTCACTGAGGCTCGTGGCTCTGTTGTTGGCTTCGGTGGAGACTACGAAACTGTCTTAGCTGTAGCTAACGGCATTTACTCTGGCGTTGCAGTTGCCCTTGGCGCTGTGACTGCTGGACAATATGCTTGGCATGTTAAAAGAGGAAATGTTGCGACTCTAGTTGCCGCTTCTTTCGCTGACAATGCTAACGTATACTTGACCGCAACCGCTGGTACAGTGGACGATGCTGTTGTAGCTGGTGATTATGTTTATAAAGCAAAATCAATCACTGCAATTGCAACTCCTGCTGCTGGCTTAGCAGTTATCTTCTTTAATGATTCGTTCACAACTGACGGATTAGCTTAGGAAAACTAGGGGGGTGGGGAGACTCACCCCCTTTTACTATTAATTAACAAAGGCATCTAATGAAAAATATTCAAAAACTAACATCTACTTACACTTACCCAGCGAAAGGAAAAGGCAGCCCAGCCATTGAAGTTGGCTTCTTTTTAGAGCCAAGACTTGACCGCTTTGATAATGTTTTGAGAAAAGTAAATATTACTGATAAATACGGCCAAATTCATTCAATCGACTATTCTGGCAAATCTCTAATGCTGTCAGTGAAAACTACAGCTAGAACAACTTCAGTAAGAAGAGCTAAGAGAGAAGATTTAATTAAATACAAAGAGGCTTATTTCTCTTACTTAAGCGAGTTAAGCGTTGAAGATAAAGCACTACACACTGACAAGATTTACCTATTCTTAGAAGAGCTTCCACCAGTGGAATCTGCGGAAGAAAAATTTAAGAAAGAAGAGCTTGAAAAAGCTAAGAATGAAGAATTGGACAACGCTAAAGCTGAGATTAAAGCTCTAAAAGCTGAGATTGAGAAAGCTAAAGCTAAACCTGAGAAAGCCAAAGCAGTTGCTAAGGCTGAAAGAGAAACAGAAAAATCTGAATAAATATGACCTTACTAAACATTTGCCAAAATACACTGAAACGCTGCAAAGCTAGTGAGATACCTTCGACTATTGTTTCTAACAATACCGACACGGCAAAGTTAGTATTTTCTGCTGCAAGAGACGCTACTGTAATTGTTAAAGAAGCGACTAATTGGCAGAAGTTAATAAAGACGCACACTTTTAACACAGTAGCGGCTCAAGCTGCGTACGACCTACCAGACGACATCGAAGACACCAAGCTACTTCCTAACACCTTTTGGAACGCAACAACTAGATTTCAATTAGAAGGGCCTTTGAATCTAGGAGATTGGCAATTATTAAAAAACTGGTCGCTAATCTCTACAATCATTCAGAACTTTATCATTCTAAATGACCAAGTTAATATCTACCCAGTCCCCACCTCTGCAGCTTCTTTAAACTATCTTTACATCACAAACGAGATCATAAGAGCTAATGATGGTAGCGAGCAAAGCGAATGGCTTGCAGATGATAATTACTCAATTTTAAACGAATACTCAATAGAGCTTCAAGCGTCTTGGATATACCTAAAACAATTAGGCCGTCCATACGATGAACAAAAACTAATAGCTGATAATTACCTAGCCGACCTCGTAAAACAGGATGGGTCAAGAAAAGTAATTGGCGTAAATATGAGGGAAATCGCCCCATATAGACCTAATGTTTCTTGGCTGGGGGCTGTTATCAGATAATGTTTCTAGTAAAGGAAAACAGAGGTAAAATAGCAGCAGAAAGAGTTAGTCTAGGCAATGTATTGACCATTCCTTTTGGAACTGGCGGACTAAATACCAAAGACCCTTTGCCATCTATGCCTGCACAAGACTGCATCATTTGTGAAAACTTTATCGTAGAAAACGACAGAATTGTTTCAAGAGGTGGTTTTCAGAACGCAGTTGATACTTTTACTTATACCGACCCCGTTGAATCTTTGTTTGAATATACTGGCTCCGATTCAACTGAAATTATAAGCTGTGCTGGATCTAAAATTTACAAAGACTTAGTGCCAACAGAAATTGGGACTGGCTTTACCAATGCCCGCTGGCAAGGCTTAATGATGAACGATTATTTGCTTCTATTTAACGGCGCGGATACCCCTCAGAAATACGATGGCACTACCTTAACAGATAATGTCCTTACAGGAACTTCTTTTACACCTGAGAACCTTGTGGGAGCTACAAACTTTAAGAATAGATTAATTGCATGGGAGAATAACGCTTGCGGGTTCTGGTATGGTTCAGGAGACGCAATTAGTGGCGCTTTATCTTTCTTTGATTTATCTTTTGTCACTAAACGTGGCGGTTATGTTGTAGCTTGCGCGACTTGGTCTTATGACTCTTCTGGCGGCACTGGTTTACAAGCTCGTTTAGTTATTTTTATGTCTTCTGGGGAAGCAATAGTTTATGAAGGGACAAATCCGGGCGACGCGGATGCATGGTCGATTACTGGTAGATTTAAAGTTGCCCCCCCAATTTCTCAAAGAGCTTTCTTAGAATATTCTGGCGATATTCTTTTAGTAAATAGATACGATTTAATCACCTTTAGTGAGGTGTTTTCTTCTGGCGAGAATCCAAATACTCAATCTAAACTTGTAGGCGCTATTAAAGCTGCTGTTAATTCTTACGGCTCTAACTTTGGCTGGCAAATGATTAATCACCCTAATAGTGGCTTGATTATCATTAACGTGCCTAACTCAACCTCCCAATTCACACAATACGTTGTAAACACAAGAAGTGGTGGTTGTTCTAAATTTACAGGAATGAACGCTAATTGTTTCGGGGTTTATGACAACAACTTGTATTTCGGCGGAGCGACCAAAATTTACCAAGCTTTAAGTGGATCTGATGACAATGGTGAATACCTAAACGTGGATATTCAAACAGCCTTTAGCAACCTAGGCTCTAACTCTGAAAAGACTCTAAACTACATCAAGCCGTTTTTGGCGATTGATACGGACACCAATTTCAACTATTCCATCAATTACGATTTCGGAACTTCTGATCTAGCAACAAGCGAGTTAGTATCGACAGAAGGTAATTTCTGGGATACTTTCTACTGGGATGAAGTTTATTGGTCTGCTGAATCAGAAATTAAATCTGTTCAGTATGGCGCAAGCGGACAAGGAATTTATGTAAGTTATAGAATCAACACAAGCATTAAAAACGCTAGTGTAGCCTTCTACAACATACTTTATTCGTTTAATAATAATGCATTGTAATTTTTATTTTTGGCTAGGGGAGATGCCGCCCCTAGCTTAGTATAAAAATTAAATTTTAAAACATATGGGATTTGGAACTAAATTAAAAGGTGCTTTAGGGTTAGGATCTGGGCCAAAAGGTAGTTTTACCTCTGGTCAAGAGCTGGTATCTCAACAAGATAAACTTAATCGCTACAATATCAATTCTGCTTATGGTTCAAGAAACTTTACAACCGATGCCAATGGTAGAAGTGTTTTAAATATTGAAGAAACCCCATATCAAAAAGCTATGCGTGGCTTACAAGAGCAGCAAGCTTTAGGAATTATGGGATCGCAAGCGCCAAGGGCTGAAGATTTTCTACAACAAGGCAAAGACATAAGCAATGCCTTGTACGAAAGCTCAATGTATAATCTTAGGCCAGAATTTGCCTCACAAGATACCCAATTAACTGATTACCTAAGCAATCGTGGTATTCCCCTTGGTTCAGATGCTTACAGAAAAGCTCTAAGTGGTTTAAGAAGAGATAGGGGCGGACAATTAAACCAATTAGGATTACAAGCTACCCTAGCAGGTGCAGGAGAACAAGACCGCTTGGTAAGATTAGCAGAATCACAAAGAGCCGCAAGACTTGCAGAAACAGGAAGCGCAACCCAAGGCATTGACATGGGCTTATTTAGCAATACTGCTGGCATTGATGCTGCTGGTATTATTTCTGGTCAAGAAGGAGCTTCTAACGCTTATAATTTAAGCAGATTCCAAGATTCACAGAAAAGAAGAAGTGCGGCAGCTAATGAAGTTATTAAAGGAGGTTTTGGTGCACTTACTGGCGCTGTATCATCTGGGGGAGCTCTTACTAGTGCTGGTGGAGCTTCTGGTGGTGGAGCCGCCGCAGCAGCTTCCGACATAAACCTAAAAGAGAAAATCGAAAAAGTAGGCGAAGAAAACGGCTTTAACATCTACGAATTTAACTACAAAGGCAAACCAGAGCGTTATCGTGGCGTAATGGCTCAAGAAGTCCAAAAAATCATGCCTGAAGCGGTGACTGAAAAAGACGGCTTCCTAGCAGTATTTTATGACAAAATTGGTATTGAATTTAAACAGGTATAAAACATGGCAGACATTTACTCATTAGCAGAGCAACTAGGGGCTAAAAATATTACTAATAACCCCTTTTCTTCCAACCCAATAGCTAGGAAATACCTTCTGCAACAAGGTAGGTCTAAATCAGCAGAAGATCAATTAGCATCAACTACAACCCCTTTAGGTGCTTTATCCAGTGGTATCGCTCTTTACATGCAAAGAAAGCGTGAGAATCAGGCCTTAGAAGAGATGAACGCACAAATGGAAGCTGAACAGCAAGCTAAGGCACAAAGAAGAGAATCTTTGATTAATGCTTTGCCTGAAGCTAATAGAGTAATTGGCGGGGCATTAGAAGACAAAGATTTACCTGGATATGTTATGCAAACACTAACTCCTGCAAGTGAAGAAGATAAATTGGCTCTTGAGAATAACAGGTTGCAAAATCAGAAGCTTAAATCAGAAATTGCTGGTGGCGGAGGCGATGATTTAGACAGAAGATACAAATATTTGCAGACTCAGAAATTAGAAAAGGAATTAAGCGGAGAAATGCCGTCTAAACCGCTTCCTGTCCAAGCTGTAAAACTCCAAAATGAAGCCTTAGATATTATTGGAACTGCTAGTGGTATTAATGCTGATTTGGGAGCAGTAGAGAAACAATTAGATTCTGGTAAACTTAAACTTGGTCCAATAGAAAATGTTAAATCTCAAGCAAGAAATGCTGCTGGTTTTAGTAGCCCTGAAAGCCGAAATTTTGCTTCTTTCAAAGCCACTTTAGAAAAACAAAGAAACGACTCATTAAGACTAAATAAGGGCGTTCAAACAGAAGGAGACGCTCAAAGAGCATGGAATGAGCTATTTAATAACCTGAATGATAAAGGCGTTGTTAAACAAAGACTTAATGAAATTCAGAAGATTAATGCGAGAGGTGCTGATTTACAGAAACTTCAAGTTGACCAAGTTAGAGCAAACTACGGCGCACAGCCTCTAGATTATTCTAAATTTGA